TTACGAGGAAGGCTCTGGAGATTCTGGAGAACAACCTCGTAATCACCCGCAACGTCAACCGCGCTTACGATGACAGCTTCGCCATCGAAGGCGCCAAGATCGGCTCCAGCCTGCGTATCCGCCTGCCGGACCGCTCTCTGGTGACTGACGGTGCCGCTCTGCAAGTGCAGGACGTCAGCCAGCAGCAGGTCACCCTGACCGTGGACAGCCAGAAGCACATCGGCGTGAACTTCACGACCGCTGAGCTTACGATGTCCCTCGACGACTTCGCCGACCGAGTGCTCAAGCCGAGGATCTCTCAGCTTGCGTCCAGCATCGACGCTGACGTCGCCAACGCCTACAAGAACATCTTTAACTCGGTCGGCACCCCGGGCACCACACCCGCGACCTCGCTGGTCCTGCTCCAGGCCCAGCAAAAGATGAACGAAGCGGCGGCGGTTGCCAGCCCCCGTTACCTGACCGTCAACCCGGCTGCGAACGCCGGTCTGGTGGAAGGCATGAAGGGCCTGTTCAACCCGGTCAGCACCATCTCCCGTCAGTTCAAGTCGGGTCTGATGGGCGAAGGCATCCTCGGCTTCGAGGAGCTGGCCATGTCGCAGTCGATGAAGGTCCACACTACGGGCGACTGGGGCACGGCGATTGAGGTTGACGGCGCCCCGACCGCGCAGGGCACGTCCCAACTGGCCATCACCTTTACGGGTTCTTCAAAGACTTGGAAAGTTGGCGATGTGTTCACCATGCAAAGCGTTTTTGCGGTCAACCCGCAGACCCGCGAATCCACCGGCTCGCTTCAGCAGTTCGTGGTGACCGAGGATCTGACGGGTTCTTCGACCGGCACCCTGAAGTTCGCCCCTGCGCTGTACACCGCTGCGCACCCGCTGGCTACCGTTGACGCTTTCCCGCTCAACGATGCCGACATCACGATGCTTGGCTCGGCTGCGTCGCAGTACCCGCAGAACCTCGCCTATCACCGCGACGCCATCACCTTCGCCACCGCCGACCTTATCATGCCGCAAGGCGTCGATATGGCCTCGCGTCAGGTCCACAACGGCATCTCCATGCGGATCGTGCGTCAGTACGACATCAACAACGACCGTCTGCCGTGTCGTATTGATGTGCTGTACGGCTACAAGGTGATCCGTCCTGAGATGGCTGTGCGCGTCTGGGGCTAGGGTCAATCGAATCACTGAGAGGAATACACCATGGCACTTCCGAAGGTTGGTGACGGCTATCAAACTGGTGATGGCAATCTCGACGAGGTACTCAACGTAGGCGCATCGGGGCAGGTCGTTCAAGTTGCCAACGGCGCCGGGGGCGTAAGGCTGGGCTCTGCTGGGACGTCGAAAGTCGGCTTTTACGGCAAGGTTCCGGTGGTCCGGCGGGCGTATAGCTCCGCTGTCCACGCCACCAGCGCCATTGCAACGTCAGCTTCTTTCGGCGCGACCCAACTGGCCGCGCTGCAAGAGATCCAACTGACGCTGATTGGTCTGGGCATTTACGCCACTGCGTAACTTTGCGGGGGGGCTTCGGCCCCCTGACAACCCATGAAAGTTATCTTCTGCATCCCAACGCTTAAAAAACCGTACCAGCAAACGCTCGATAGCCTTGCGGCTTCTGTTCCGTTGATTCAAGCAGCGGGATGGGAGGAAGGCATGGTGTCCGAAATCGGCTGCCCCTACATCTCAGCCGCTCGGGCCACCATGCTGCGCAAGGCGCTCGACGTAAAAGCAGACGTTATTGTGTTTATCGACCACGATCTTTCCTGGAAGCCTCAAGACCTTCTGACCCTGATTGAAACCAAAGGCGACGTGGTTGCGGGGACGTATCGCTTCAAGAGAGACGAAGTCGAGTACATGGGGTCGGTGCTTACCGACGCTGACGGCTCGCCTCTGGTGCGGGATGACGGCGCGTTGCTGGCGTTCTCTGCGCCAGCGGGGTTTCTGAAGATAACCAAGCAGGCGGTCAACAAGTTCATGACTGCCTACCCGGAACTGGCATACGGCGATAAATTTAACCCGTATATCGACTTGTTCAATCATGGGGCGCACAAAGGCGTGTGGTACGGTGAAGACTACGCATTCTGTCGTAACTGGCGGGATGCGGGCGGGGAACTGATTATCGTGCCCGACCTTGACATTACGCATCACACCACCGAGAAGGCTTACGAAGGTAACTTTCATACGTACCTGCGTCAGCAACCCGGCGGCGACCTCTACGTGGAGTAGACATGCCTCAAAACACCAAGCCAATCGGCGTGGCCTTTGAAGACCCAGTGCTCAACGATGCCATCATCGGCACGTCTGGCGGCACTGTGGGATTTTATGGCAAAGCGCCCGTTACACAGCGTGCATCAAGCGTGCAAGCGACTACCAACATTGCAACGTCCGCATCGTTTGGGGCTACGCAACTGGCAGCGGTTCAGGAAATCATGAACACGCTGTCCGCGCTTGGCCTGTGGAAAGGCTCGGCTTGATCCGAGTCTTGCACGCAGGCTGCGGGCGGGGGCCACTTCCTGAGTGGTTCCCCGCTTGCGAAGAAGTGCGGCTCGACGCCTGCGCCGAGTGTGAGCCGGACATCGTCGCCAGCATCACCGACATGGGTGCTGTGGGCGAATTTGACATCGTGTACTGCTCGCATGTGCTGGAACACGTCTACCCGCACGAAGTACCGCAAGCAGTCTCGGAGATCTATCGGGTTCTAAAGCCCGGCGGTAAGGCCGTCATTCTTGTGCCGGATCTGGAAGACGTTTATCCGACGGAAGATGTGCTGTACGTGTCTCCGGCAGGGCCAATTACTGGCCTAGACCTGATGTACGGGCTGCGCACCGCGCTTGAAAACAACCCGTACATGGCGCACCACTGCGGTTTTGTGTCGGACACGCTACGAGACAGCCTGAAACAGTTTTCGGAAGTGCATATCAAGCGCACGGCGTTCAACAACCTTTTGGGCGTGGGGTTTAAGTGATTATCCATCTCAAGCACCCCGTTCACGGCCACAAGGTTGCGACGATGGACATGGAAGCGGAAGCAGATGAGAAAAACGGCTGGGAGCGGTATACTCCCGGCGAAGAAGTTGCGCCCAACGAGCTTGTCGTGGCGCGGCGTGGCCGACCGAGGGTGACCAATGAGCACGACCGCCGGGGACCAGATTAACGCGGCGCTGCGCCTGATCGGGCAACTAGCCGAAGGCGAGGTGCCCTCCGCTGCGACGACACAAGACGCTCTCGCGGCGATGCAGCAGATGATCGATAGCTGGAACCTTGAGCGGCTAATGGTCTACGCCACGCAAGACCAAGTCTTCACTTGGCCGCAAGGCGTGGCGACACGCACACTCGGCCCCACGGGCAATTTGGTAGGTGGGCGCCCCGTGAAGCTCGACGACGCCACCTACTTCCGCGATCCGGCGAATGGTTTGAGCTACGGCATCAAGATCATCAACCAGCAGCAGTACAACGGCATCGCGCTCAAAACGGTTACGGCAACCTACCCGCAGGTCATATGGCCGAACTTCACGAACCCCGACATCGAGATGACCATCTACCCGGTGGCTACAAGGCCGTTGGAGTGGCATTTCGTGTCCGTGGAGCCGCTGACCCAGCCTGTCAACGCAGCGACCGTGCTGGCCTTCCCGCCAGGATACCTGCGCTGCTTCAAGTACAGCCTCGCCTGCGAGATCGCTAACGAGTTTGGCATCGAGCCGCCGCCGACCGTGCAGCGGATCGCTATGACCAGCAAGCGTAACCTCAAGCGGGTCAACTTCCCCGACGACGTCATGTCCATGCCCTACAGCATCGTGGCGCGGCGGGGCCGGTACAACATCTACGCCGGATCATACTAATGGCAAACATCAAGATTTCTCAACTGCCGGTCGCATCGACGCCCCTGACTGGCGACGAGCTAGTGCCGTTGGTGCAGGGCGGGGCGACGGAACGCACGACCGTCGATCAACTCATCAACGCGGTGCGGGGGCAGACTACTTGGACTGGCACCAGCTATTCAGGCGAGTGGATCGGTGCGCCAAGCCTCTTCCGGCTGCGGATTGTCGGCACCGGCACGGTCACTCTGGATTCCCGCGACCGGCTGGGCACCATCACCACTGCCGTTGAGACCTACACGGTCTCCGGCGCCACCAATCAGATCGAATTCCCGTACCTGGGCGACGCGGCTGTCGAGATGCGAGCCACCTACCCGGCAGGGGTCACCTTGGAGGTTCTGGCATGAGCACCGGCTATCCCGTAAACCTGACGACCCTGATTAGCGGGGAGAATCAGAGCCTTGGCGCACTGGAAGTCATCGACGGCATCGGTGATTACGAGACGGTTGCCGCCAGCCAGACTGACCAAGTGCTCGGCAGCACGGGCGCGGCGGGCGACTACCTTGGCAAGCTGATCTGTGTGGTGGCGACTGCCGCGACCGCGCAGACGCAAATCAAGGACGGCAGCGGCAGCGCCATCACCGTGCTGCCCAACAGCCCCGGCGGCGGCATTGGCACCTATGTGATTCCGGTCGGTGCTAAGTGTACTGGAGCCGGTTGGAAAGTGACGACTGGCGCGGGCGTGTCGGTTATCGCGGTGGGGGCGTTTACCTGATGGCGACCTTCTACATTGACCCGACGGTGTCAGGGACGGGCACGGGCACGTTCGGCGATCCGTATAAATCGTGGGCGTCTATCGCGTTTTTTGCTGCCGGCAACACCTATTTGCAGAAAGCCGGGACGACTTTTTTTGGCACCATCACGGTCAATGTGGGCGGGTCGTCTGAAGCGACACGGGTAATCGTTGGGTCTTATGACCCGGTGACTGGCGCGGCCACGACTAATAAAGCGTTTATTGACGCCAGCACTTCTGGAAACTTGCGCGGGCTGCGAGTAGCCGGGTCGGTCAATTTCGTGACCGTTCAAGATCTGGACATCGTTGGCGGCAACGGCGTCGGCATCAGAACCTGCATGGACGCAGGGTCGTCTGGGTCGAAGGCGAACAACCTCAAATGCCTGCGTCTGCGGCTGCATGATGTGCAGTCCAGCGGCGCCAATGTGTCCGGTGGTCTCAACTTCTACAGCGACGATGCGGTCGTTGAAGACTGCGAAATCTTCAACATTGGTGACGATGGCATGTATGGTGAAGGGCTGCGACCTCGCATCTGGCGCAATCGCATTTACGATGTGTCGCAGAGCAACAACGTCGCGGGCGATCCCATTCAGTTGAACGGCAACTGC